GAAACCCATAGATTTAAATAATTGTTCTTTGTATGGGTTTCCTATCTTCTTACTTGTTGCTTCAAACAAACTACCTAGATCAAAATCTCCTACACCCACCGCTGAAGGTACATTGGCAGCTGCTGCTATAGCTCCTCTACCACCAAGTTCCATAGCATCAGTATTCATAATATCAAAGGCACTTCCTGAAGCCGCTCCTATTTGACCTGCAAAAGGTCCTAGGTCTGTTTCGTCCCAATTAGCTGTATACGCTGCTATAACGGATTGAGGTACATAGAGAGATATAGATTCTTTTAATTTTACTGTTTCCTGATTATCATCTATTAATGCCATTCCCACTGATGCAACGGTTCCTGTAGCAATACCTTTACCTATCTCCCAGTATTTACTAACATTCTTTCCAGAAGTTTTCTTACCAGCATAATAGCCTCCAACTGTTCCTGCTATAAAAGATGCTTGTTTGGTTATCTTTTCGTAATTTTCTGCTTTGGATCTATTTTCATTTGCTCGACTCTGTGTATCTTCAGCAGATAAATTTCCATAGTCTCGTTGTCCCTTTGCTGCCGTAATTTTTTTAGCAAAGATATTAAACTTAACCATGTTAGGAAATCTTTTATCACCTAGTTCTTGAGGATATTGATATGCTTCAAGTGCCTTCTTGTCCGGTTTGAAGGTGCCCTCTTGCAAAAAGTAATTCAACATTAAATTCTACTCCTATAAATACTTATTTAACATTATAGTCTTATTTATATGGTTTATGCCAAAGAAATATACAAAGGAAAGTTTATTCCTAAGAACCCTACGAAGTATCTCGGTGACTTCAACTCAATAACCTATAGATCTAGTTACGAACTAAAATTTATGAACTGGTGTGATCGTAGTAACTCTATTAAAGGTTGGGTATCAGAAGAGATTGCTATACCCTATCGCAATCCATTAGACAATAAGATACGCAGATATATGGTTGATTTCTATATAGAAGTACAAGAGAAAGATAGTATAAAGAAGTATTTAATAGAGGTAAAACCTGAAAGATTTACAAAAGCCCCGCTCCCTGGCAAAAGAAAAACTAAAAGATACTTACAAGAGATAGCACAATACGGAGTTAACGAAGCTAAATGGATAGCTGCTAAGGATTTTTGTAAGTCTCAAGGCATGGAATTTAAAATAGTTACAGAAAAAGAACTCGGTATCTAGTATAAATACTTACATGGCTACACCATTCAAAGATATAGAACAAGCAGCAGGTAATAGACACCAGGACAAATCTGTTCAATGGTATGTTCGTGCTGTTCGTAATTATGCAAGAGGAGTTAATACTTTTCAAGAAGCTAGCCAAACAGATTTGGGTAAAGAAGCAAGAACTTTAACAGTAGGAAAAATGTATATGTTTTCTTATGACCCTAAGACAAAAGCTGATTTACCATATTATGATACTGTTCCTTTAGTTATAATTACAGAACCCATGCCTAATGGATTTAGTGGTATTAATTTACATTACTTGGCTCCTACATTAAGAGCCAATCTTTTAGATAAAATATTTCCAGCACAAAGAAACTTAACAGATGAGAGTGTATTTAAGGCTACATGGAGTTCATTAAGAAATTTTAGTAGATTCCCCGAAGTAAGAGGGTCTGTTAAAAAATATTTAACACCTCATATAACAGGAAAGATGATAGAAGTAGATCCTAAAAATTGGAAAGCAGCTATATTTTTACCTGTACAGAACTTTGTAGGTGCATCAGATAGAACAGTATATAGAACAACAATGGAAAAACCAGAAAGAAAAAGACGCGGGTCTATTAATGTAGGGAAAGTATAATGCCAGCAGGACATAAATTAAAAGATTATATAGAAGATATTAAATCGCGTACCTTTGCCAGGGCGGATAGATTTGAGGTTACTTTTAACCTAGGTTCTTTGTCAGGAAAGTTAACTGGAGATTCTAAGCAAAAAGTAAAAACAGCGCAATTGTATTGCGAAGAAGTACAGATTCCAGGTATGATATTGAGTAACAAAGAATTCAATATTGGCCCTTGGACTTTCTTTAGAAATACTAAAGTTGGATTCCTAGGAAACGAAATTAACTTTACATTCCTAACAACAAATGATTGGGAATTAAGATCCTTTTTTGAAAACTGGATATCAGCTTGTGCAGATACTAACAGTCAAGAACTAGGTTATATAGATGATGTAACTTGTACTATTGACATTGCTACTTTAAATTTACAAGACAATGTTACAAAGAGGTGGCGATTGTATGAAGCTATGCCAAAGGTTCTAAACTTAGTACCTATGTCTAGTGGTACAGTAGCACCAATTAGAAATACGCTAATTGTCTCAGCAGCGTATTGGGAATCTAGTGATTCTAAGAAAGGAGATGGTATAGAAGCTTTTGGAACAAGTCCTTCTGATAGATCTTCTATAGCAAATGAATATGATCATGGAGAGGGTTCTTCAGGATCTTAAATAATTAATAATGGAGAAAATAAATTATGTTACCTAAAATAGATACGCCAGTATATGATACTACTCTTGCGTTATCTGGAGAGACTGTTAAATACAGACCCTTTCTAGTTAAGGAAGAAAAGATTCTAATGCTAGCAAGTCAAGGTGAAGACTACAAAGAAATGGTACAAGCTTGTGCTCAAGTTGTAGACAATTGCACATTCGAGAAATTAAATGTCGAGGATATGCCAATGTTTCAATTACAGGACTTGTTTGTAAAAATAAGAATGGCCTCAGTTGGTGAGGAACAGGATTTTAATCTTGTATGTGGTAATTGCCAAGGCACTATAAACTATACCCTAGATCTAAAAGAGATGGGAGTAGGCGATCTTAGTGGCATCGCAGATAAAGATATAAAAGTTAATGATGACTTTGTTATAAAAATGAAATTTCCAAGTGCAGTGAAAGTTACACAGGAAGAAGGGCAAACAGACATCGATACTATTATACATTGTATAGAATCTATTGTTACTGAAGAAGAGGAACAATTTATTAAAGATGTAAAAAGAGAGGAAGTAGATAATTTTATTAATGATCTTCCTATTGATGTGTTTGAAAAAATGAGAGAATTTATTAGATCAATGCCTGTATTACAGAAGTTGATTGAATATAAATGTCCACATTGTGATGAAGATCAAACAGTTAATATTAATGGATATGAACATTTTTTCGCCTAAGCCTTTCTCAGGAGAGTCTTGATAATTATTACAGGACTAATTTTTTGTTAATGCAGGAACATCATTATAGTTTAACAGAGTTAGAAAATATGATGCCCTGGGAAAGGGAGGTGTATGTAAGTATGCTTATAGTACACTTAAAAAACAAAGCCGAAAAGGCTAAAGAAAAGGCACAACAAAGTAGGGGTTGGTAAAACAAATGGATGACAAGAAGTTAAAGGGTTTAATAGATGAGGTTAAAGCAATTGGAGAAGCTGGCCAAGACATGGCTTCCTCTAAGGAACTACAAAGCCTTGAAGCTGCCATAAAAGAGGAAACTACCACCCTTCAAAATCTTGCAAAAGGCAACGATAAAAAGAATAATATGCAGATAGCCTATGAGGTTATTAAAGCGGGATTTGCTAATCGGAGGGAAAAAGAAGAAGAGAAGGCTAAGAAGAAGATTGTTGATGAGGATCGAGCAGCAGCACTAAAAAGAGATAAGGGTGGTAAAGCAGCCAGAGAAATTATTCTAGAACAAAACAAACTGACTCTAGAAGGGTTGAATAGAATTGAAAAAACTCTAGGTCTTATGAGTAAACAGGAAGGAAGAGGTGGAGTAGGTGGCTCGTCAGGTGGAAAAGGCCCTAAACCAACAGGACCAAAAACACAAGCAGATAAAGATATAGATCAAGCAGCTAAGAATGCAAAGGAAATATCTGAGAAAGATAAAGCAATAGCTTCCAAGACTACAATAGGACAAGGCGATGGCGCTGCTGGCACAGGTAGAAAATTAGACACAGCGAAAAAGCGTAAAGGCTATGGCATGGATGATGAAGACTATGCCAGACAATATGAAAGAGATCAAGCTGCCTTAAAGAGAGAAGGTAAGGTTAAAGATGTAGGTGCTCTCTCCGCCGATGTTAAAACAACAGGCGAAAGTTTAAATAAAAGAAAAATATCTGGACAAGAATTTGATCCTAACATGGACATGTTTGATAGAACACAGAATCTTGTGTTTAGAGAAGACGAAGAATTAAAAATTGCCGGCAAGAATATTAAAAGAGCGGGTGATTATAAAACAACAGGTACTGCTAAATTTATTGAAAAAGGAATAGGCGTAGATGGAAAAGCTACAACATCTTTTGCAGAAACAGATCCTATTAAAGCATTGGCAGAAGATGTTAGAATATCTCAGGGTGTTGTAGGAACAACAAGAAACAGATTACAAAATCAAGGCTCACAAGGAGCAGCAGAATTAAATAAAAATATAGGAGCTAACGCAGCTGCTGTACAAAAGGCATTGGATGATAATGAAGGTGCCAAAACAGACTTAGGTGATGTTATAAAAGCATTGGGAGCAATGCAAGAAAATAAAGATCCTAGCAAACAAAACCAATTAAGAGGCGATGTAACTAAAGGTATAGAAAGACTTAAAATTACAGGCGGAGAAGACTTAGCAAAAATGCTAAACTTGGATGAAGTTAACAACAAATCTGCAGGTAAAGAAAGGAGTAAATCTTTACTTGAAGATGGTTTGATAGGTTCTAGTAAAGCAAATTCCATAACTAAAGCTTTCTTTGGAGTTAATCAGGGAGATCCTCTTCAAGCACAAGACTCTAAAGATAGATTATTTGGAACACCTGATAGTAAAGGCTTTAAAGGTATATTTGATAAAGGTAATGTAGGAAAAGATGCTGAGGGTAAAACAGGATTTGCCAAAGCAAAAGCTATAGGTGGAGGAGTATTTAATAGAACTCTAAACCAAACAATAGGTAGAATGAATTTATCAAAGAATGCTGTAGGGCAAGTATTTGATAAGTCTCGTATTTTTTGAGATGCTAATAC